ACCCCACCCCAGTTGGTCAGGGGAGGGATCACGGTTGACTGTTTAGGTCTACTCGCCATCGCGGGCCTTCATCATTGCGTCTGCCACCGCATAAGCCTGCACTGCGTCTTCTTCATAGTGGGCAGAGGAAATGCCAGCGTTAAGCATTGATTGCATAGCCCGCGCTGCAAAGTAGTCGCGCAGGGTCATGCCCATTGTGAAATCAATGCCATCAAACCCCTTATCAGAAACTGCTTCGTGCCATTTAGGTGTGTTTAAAGGAAATGCTGGTGTGTCGTTCATATCGGCCTCCATCAGAACGGTATATCGTCGTCATTGTCTGGCACCACAGCCTTTGGCTGCGGCTGGGGAGCAGCAGCAAACACAGGCGCAGCAGACCCAGCACCAGAGCTGCTCATCTTGGGCTTGCCAACCTTGAGCTTGAACCAGACCCCGCCGTCAGGCTTCTTGTTGACGTAGACATCAAGGAAGTGCTTCGTGCCATCAGGCATCACAAACGTGCCCTTGTAGTCACCATGCCACGCCTCAGTCTTCTCAGCGTTCTTCCACGCCTTGCCCTCACTAGGCTTGATCTCGTTATCGTTTGTCATAAAAGTCCTTTACATCATTGTCGTTGAAAAACTAGGGAAAATTTCGGGATGGCCCCCGCACGCTACGGTGTGGGGTGGGGGGGCAAGGGTCGCGTTCCTTGCGCGTCACCGTGGGCGGGTCGCCTGCGCACCCGCTGGCGCATATATGTTGAGGCCTACGCCTGCCAGCAGCCAGACACCCCTTGATGCGCCGAGCCTGTACAAAACCCATACGCTGGAATGGTGGATAGACAGGGTTGATCACAAGCTCTACAAGGCGCTGAGTAGCTGACTGGCTACCTGCGTACCAACCTACCCTTGATCGCGCCAGCAAGGCCTGCTGTCGTGGCTTGGCGGGGCATCCAGTCATCGGGCATCTGCCGCCAGTTGCCGGATCCCTGCCATCAGGACATGGCTGCTGGGCTTGATACCCTCGGCTTGGTACAGCGGCAGCAGGGTGTCCAGCGCTTCCCTGATCTGCTGTGCTGTCATGCCTTCGCTGACAAGTTGTTGCAGATCTTGGTTGTGCAGAACAGACATGTTGTCTTCTTCTTTTAAGTTAACTTCTTCACATGTTGTCTTGTTCCTTTGTTTTATACAACCCTCAGAGGTTGTGCCATAAACCCCTTCAGGTTGTATCTGGACAGAGTTATCCACAGGCGCTGGTTGTGCCTGTTTGCTGTCTTGTTGTACAACCTCTGGGGGTTGTGCCTGCGATCCCTTTGATTGTGCCTTTTGGATGGCTGCTTTCATGTTCTTGACTGTGACTGTTTCGTTTGCTTTGGGCATGGTTTTATACCTCTTGATTGGTTGCTTGAGTACTTTGCTTACTTCGCGGGCGACTCTGCGTTGGCCCTCTGGATCTGGTTTGTCTGCTTCCATTGCTTGCTGCTCCTTCATGTAGGGTGGCCTTGTGTCTTCGATGGCGCTGGTGATGCTGACTGCGTCCTCTGCGCTGATGGTTGGGTCGAAGATGACACGCCATGTGGTGTGCCTTGCGCCGGGCATGGGCTTCTTGAGTACTTCAAGGTAGCCTGCCTTGGTCAGCTTGACAAGGTGTTTGCTGATGGCTTGCTGGCTGATGCCGAGCTTGTCTGCCATGGTCTTTTGGCCAACCCAAGTGATGCCAGACCGGTTCATGTAGCTGCAGATCAGGAGGAATGACCTGATCATGCCGGGTGTCAGCTGCTTGTCGGTGCATGCTCGGATCGGGATGACAGCGATCTTGCGCTGGTCAGGTACGGGTGCCTGCTCCTTGATCCTTGGCCGCTTGGGCATGTTGAAGTGGACTGGCTCAGTCATCGCGTTCACTTGGATGCCTTCCATAGCTTGGTGACGTTGGCTGCCAGCTCATTGGCCGCGGCTTGGCCGCGCCTGTCCTGTACGCCCAAGATGTATTCCCGCCGGCTGATCTGCGGTGTCTTCTTGCGCCGTCTGTTGACCGTGACTGGCAAGGTGTCAAGCACCCACTTGGCCTCGGTGTAGGCGCGGTACTCCATGCTGTAGCTGCCCACGCTGGTCCCGTCTGGCAGCGTGATGAGCTTGGCATCTGGGTGAACCCTGCCGCATTGTGGGCAGGCCAGCTCATCTGCCAAAGACACGGTTGATGATCCTTGCGCCAAAGCCAGTCTGCTTTTCCTGCCAGTTCTTTTGCATCTCATCAGCCAACTGCTTGCGCAGCCAAGCGGCACCGCCCAGCTGCTTGAATGCATCCTTCTGGCTGGCAGTGACCCGCACCGCGATGCTGATCTGCTTGCCTGTAATCTCACTCTTGGGTCTTGGCATCGGTGTCCTTCAATATCTCTTCGTTTAGTTCGTAGGCAATCCTGCGTACTGTGTTGAGCAGCTCACGCAGGTCGGCCACCGTGTTCATCTCGCGTTCAAGCGCGTGCTTGAGCAGCTCAATCTGGTGCTGGAAGTTGCGGATCTCGCCGTTGGCCTCTTGGGTATCCCAGACAGCGCCTTCGTCATCGCGGAACAATTTGACGTAGCTGACATGCATGATCAATCCACCTCCAAGTACATCAGCATCACAAACAGCACTCCAAGGGCTAGGAAAGCGCCCAGCAGCATCAGCGCGACAGCCCAGAAAATAGTCATCAACATGATTGAACCTCCAATGCCCAATGTAAAAGCGCCAGCGCGTCTGCCTCGTTGTCATCTGTTATCGGGTGGCCCTTGAGCTGCATGGCCTCGACCATGTCCTGCTTACCCGCGTTGCCCTTGCCGGTCGCATGCTTCTTGATGGTGCCCACCGGCACGCCTTGGTAAGGGATCTTGTGGTGCTCGCACCAGCTGGTCAGCGTGGCCATCAGCCCACCGTAGACATGCGCAGAGTCGGTGCTGGCATGCCTGCGCACCTCTTCAAAGTACACGGCCTGCAGCTCGCCGCCCACCGTGCCCTTGAGCTCGGTCAGCCACTGCTTGAAGCGCAAGTAGCGCATGCCGCCGCCCTCGTACCTGCCGGGCTTGAAGCTGGCCCAGCCATGCACAATGCTGCCGTCCATTGGCCTGCATGCCCAGCCGGTGGTGGTGCCCAAGTCCAGTGCCAGGATTGTTTCACTCATGGCCAAGCTCCGCAGGCTTGTCGCCCGTGGCCACCAGCGCCAGCTCAATCAAGTGCGCCGGCACCAGCTGGCCATCCTGCACCTTGTCCAACAACTTGTGTGCTTCCTGTGGTGTCATGGCTGGCGCACCCCGGAAAGGAACCGCTGCAGCCGGGGCTGAAGGTCGCCGTAGCGTGGCTGCAGCTGCTCGCGCACACACTGGTCGATCAAGGATGACACGCTGCGCCCTTGGTCAAGAGCCGCCTTGTCAAGCAGCTCCCGCGTGGCTGGGTGCAAGCGCATGAGAAAAGGTTTGAGTTTAGGTTTCATGGGCGCTGAGTGTATATCTACCTGATACCGCCTGCCCAGCCAAATATGTTGTATTAGGGTAACTCCCTAGAAAATACTTGGTTTAGGTACTTCCAAAGCGATATACAAACCGTGCTAACATACGTTTGTGTTTAACGCGCAGATAAAGCGCAAAGGAGTTCAACATGACAAACAACCTGAGATACGATGCCTTCCAAGCGATGGCCAGAAAGATTAAGAGCCGCGCAAACCGCTACGCAGCGCAAGACATTATTGGCAGCGCTTACGATAATGCGAATGCCACTGTGTACATCGAAACTGGTGTGACAGAGCGCCAGTGGGACTCAATCTTCACCGGCAGCATTGGCGTTTTGCTCAGCACTGGCGAATATAACCAACAGGTTGTTGCTTTTTTTACAACCCGTGGCATTACATACTAAGGTGATGACCATGTCCAAATTCGTCGCCTACTACCGCGTTTCCACCGACCGCCAAGGCCAGTCCGGCCTCGGCCTTGATGCCCAGCGTGCAGCTGTGGCCAAGCACATCGGCACCGCCGAGCTGGTGGCCGAGTTCACCGAGGTCGAGTCTGGCCGCAAGAATGACCGCGAGCAGCTGGCCGCTGCCATGGCCACCGCCAAGCGCACCAAGTCCATGCTGGTCATTGCCAAGCTCGACCGCCTTGCCCGTAACGTGCACTTCATCTCTGGCCTGCTTGAGTCCGGCGTGCCCTTCGTCTGCGCCGACATGCCCGAAGCTGACCGCACCTTCTTGCAGATGATGGCCGTCTTCGCTGAGTGGGAAGCACGCAAGATCAGCGAGCGCACCAAGGCAGCGCTGGCGCAGGTCAAAGCACAGGGCCGCACCCTCGGCTGCCCCACACCCCAGATCGGCTCTGCCATCGGCGTGGCCAAGATCCAAGCCAAGGCCGACAAGTACGCTGAGCGCGTTGGCCCCATTGTGCGCGACATCATCACCAAGTCTGGCGCAGACACCATGCGCGATATCGCAGCAGCCCTGCAAGCACGCGGCGTGGCTACCCCACGCGGCAACACCAACTGGAACGCCTCACAAGTGTCCAACCTTCTCAAACGTATCTAAGGAGTAAACCATGGCTAAAAAAATTGATACCGGCAAAGTGATCATCGGCTCATGCTATGAGCTTCCCCTGACCCCAGAATCAGACCCCGACATGCTGCGCCTGCAGCGTGCCTTGCTGCCGCCAGCACACCCGCTTGAAACCAGAGCAGCCGCGGCTGCCGACATGGTCTTGTATGTGGTTTCAGCCATCGCGGTGGTTGTGATCATATTCATATGAAAGTTGGCCAGATCATCCGTGATGCGCAGCTCGACCTGTTTGAGCAACGCGATGCCGACTTCTTGGCACGGTGCCGGGTCGTCGCTGCCGAGGTCTGCCGCCAGCGTGGCAGCGTCAGTATCAATGATGTGCGCGAGCGGGTCCAGATCCCAGCGCACCTCCACCCATCTGTTTTGGGCGCGGTCTTTCGCACCAAGCAGTTCGTCAAGGTTGGCCTTGTTGAGGCCAATCACCCCCAAGCGCATGCCAGAGTGGTGCGTGTTTATCAACTACAGGAGTAAAAAATGGCAGGCAAACTGACCGACGATAAAGCAATGAGCGCATCGCGCTTACCCGGCCTCATGGGCTTCAGCAAGTACAGCACCCCCAATGATGAGCTGCAGTTCAGCATCAATGCCATTGATGGCAAAGAGCGCCCCGACATTGGCAACGAAGCCATGGGCTGGGGCAATACATTGGAGCCAGTGATCCTGATCGAATCAGCCAAGCGCTTGGGGATCACCGACTTTGATACCCAGATTGGGCAGGCCTACACCCATGAGTCCATCCCCTTGTCATGCAGCTTGGATGGCATTGGCTTTGGGCTTGGCCAAGAGATCTTCACCGACCCCGAAAAGGGCCTGTATGTGGTTGGCCAAGACTCAATCATTCTCAACGGGCCCGGCGTGCTGGAAGCCAAGCTCACCAAGATGATGCCCGAAGATGTGCCCCACCTTGCCCGTGGCCCCATCCAGCTGCAAGGCCAGATGCTGATCACCGGCCACAGATGGGGCGCAGTCTGCGTGCTGTACCAAGGCATTGAGCTGCGAGTGTTCCTGTTTGCGCTGCACCATGAAACCCAAAAGGAGATCATCAAATCTGTGCTGGCCTTTGACCACAAGCTGAAAACCTACCGCGAGTCTGGTGCCATTGACTGGTATCCACCACAAACCAGCAAGGAGATGGACCGCATGTACCCGCAGGCCGTGGCCAAGGAAGAGATATCACTGGCCGTGCAGGCCGAGCAGCTGGCCGAGCAGCTGCTGGCTGCCAAGTCTGTGGTCAGAGAAGCCGAGGCCTCAATTGACAACGCTGAGAAGCAGAT